AGACTTTATTACTTAGAAACAGTATTGCCCGTAGTTAGAAAACTTAAATTTGCACTGGAAAGATTTTTTGGTTTTAATCTATCAGAAGATGTAACAGGAGTACCTGCTTTACAACCAGAACTAAGAGATCAAGCAGCCTACTATGCAACACTTGTTAATACTGGAATACTTTCAGCAAATGAAGCAAGAAAGGCACTAGGCAAAGATCCTATAAAAGGGTTTGATGAACCAAGAGTACCTGCAAATATAGCAGGTTCTGCAGCAAACCCAGAAGAAGGTGGAAGACCAGTTGAGACTCCGCCAAGCGAGGAAAATTAATATGACAAAAGATATGATGGCAAAAGCATTATCAGAGTTTTTAGTAAAACGTAAAGTTGATACTATTTCTCTTTCAGACTATAAAGGTCTTGGTAATGATGTACCAGTAAAAGACTATCTTTTAAGAAGAGCATTTGGTAGTTGGACTAGAGTTTTATCTGCTATGCAGAAAAGATACCCAATTGATTTGGAAACTCTAGTAGCACCAGCACCTGCTCCAAAGCCAGCACCTAAAGTTACGCCTAAAAAAGTAACTACAAAGGTAACAAAAGTGGAGAAAGAAGATGTCAAATAAAATTTATCACTGGACAAGCACTTTTAAATCATTGGGTGAAACCGATGATGGAGGTGTAGAAATCAAAGGCTCTGCAAGTACTACAGCATTAGACAGAGCAGGCGATATTATAGAGTCAGAAGCTTGGACTAAAGGCGGATTAGAAAATTTTAAAAACAATCCAATCATTTTGTTAATCACAATTATGATAAACCCATTGGTAGAGCAAAAGATATTCAAGTTACAGACAAAGGTTTAGAAATTTCAGCGAAAATTTCAAAAGCTGCTGGTGATGTAACACAACTAATTAAAGACGGAGTCCTTGGAGCATTTTCTGTTGGTTTCAGGTGCAAGGATTCTGAATACATGACTGAAACTGACGGATATAAAATTAAGGACGCAGAACTGTTCGAAGTGTCTGTAGTATCAGTGCCTTGTAACCAAGGGGCAACCTTTGGGTTATCAAAGTCATTTAATTCTATGGATGAATACAATAAGTTTAAGCACACTTTTTATAAGGCTAACTCAAAAGATTCAGCAGACGCTGTTGAAATTGAGCAGCCAAACGGGGCATCAGCCCAAGTAATGGAGACTACTATGTCAAATGAAAAACAAGCTCCTGTAAGCAAACCTGAGTTCGATCTTGAAGCATTTGCTAGAAAAGTGGCAGAAGATACTGCTGCTTCTATCGCAATGAAACAAGCTGAGCAAAAGGCTGCTGAGCTAAAAGCTGCTGAAGAGGCTGCTGAAAAAGCTGCTCAAGAAGCTAAAGCTGAGGAAGCAAAACAGGAAGAGCAAAAAACTATCGTTCAAGCTGGATTATCTGGCGCCGAAAAACTTATGAATGAAGTTGAGAAAAGAGTGAAAGATGACTACTCTAATTTAGAGCAAGTTGTTAAGTCTCTCGAAGCTCAATTAGCTGAGAAATCAGAAGAAATCATGTCTATCAGAGAGTCAAAAAGACATTTTTCAGATAGAAAAGGTCAAGGCGATTGGAAAAAAGCTTTCGAACAAGATATTTTAGATGCTAAATTTGCAGGTCTTGCAACTGGTAAAGGTTGGGACAACAAATACGGTAGATCAGTAATGGAAAAAGTTAACGCCCATTCAGGTGTTGGTGTTTCCTCTGCTGACTTCGAGCAAATCGTATCTACAAACATTGAAAGAGATATTCAAAATGAATTAGTATTGGCACCTCTCTTTAGAGAAATCACAATGACTTCTGCTAACATGATTATCCCAATTCTACCAGATAGCGGTTATGCTGAATTCCAGTCTAACCAAACAGCTTCTGGAAGTTCACCACACGGTAACTTAGCACAGAGAGGAGACACTTATGGTTCACCTTTCGGCGGGGTTGATCTAACAGAAAGAACTCTTTCAACCAAAAAACTTATTTCACAATCTTACTTAGGTAACGAAACTGAAGAAGATGCAATTCTACCAATTCTTCCTTTAATTAGAGAGTCTATGGTTAGATCACACGCAAGAGCAATCGAGAATGCTATTTTAGCAGGTGACGATGCTGACGGTGCTTTCGGTACTGGTGGTGCATCTTTCGAAGGTCTTTTACACCTTGCAAGAAACGATTCAGACTACACACAACCATCAGGAACTTTCGCAGCTTCTGATTCTGTGACTGCAGCTGACCTTCTTGCTTTAAGAAAGAACATGGGTAAATATGGCGTTAACCCACAAGACGTTGTATATGTCGTATCACAAGACGTGTACTACAACTTGCTAGAAGACGCTGAGTTCCAAGATGCTAACCTAGTTGGCGATATGGCAACTAAACTATCTGGTGAAATTGGACAAGTCTTCGGATCAAGAGTCTTACTCTGTGACGAATTCGCAACCAAAGCAGCTGCTAAATTTAATGCTGTAGCTGTTTACACAAGAAACTACGTAATGCCTAGACTTAGAGGTGTAACCATTGAGTCAGATTACGAAGTTGCTAACCAGAGAAGAGTACTTGTAGCTTCACAAAGACTTGGCTTCATCGATCTAATCGACGGCGCTACTTCAAAGTGGGCACAGATGTACAAAGCATCTTAATTAATCCCTTAACGGATAAACGGCTGGGGGCGAGCCTATCGCCCCACTTTTTTAACTATGGCGAATTTAATAACAGTA